CTTTTCTTGTACAAGGTAGTTGGGTCATTGGATTTTTCAAAGATGCTCAACATCTACAAGAACCAATTATCATGGGAACTCTTCCTGGTAAACCTAATGGTTATGCAAACACATCTTTAGGTTTTAATGACCCAGGAAATAATAAAGACTATGGGTATTATGATGAGAATACTGAAACCTATTCTTATCCAGTTCGTAAAGATGAATCAGATATTAATCGTCTAGCAGTTCCGACTGCCAAAGATGAAAATGACGATATCATTACTCATGGTAATCGTTCAACAAGAGATACTGCTGCTACTGAAAATGTTGCTACAGCATTAACATCAACAACATGGAATGAGCCAAAGACAACAGATGATTCATCAAGAGGTCATGAAGATAATGTCATTGGTATATCAACAGAAACAAATGAAGACAGAACAAAAAAAACAAGAGTAGATTCTGAATATCCATACAATCAAGTAAGAGAAACAGAAAGTGGTCATATACAAGAATATGATGATACACCTTATGCTGAAAGAATTATGGAATATCATAGAACCGGTACTTTCTATGAGATAGATGCTGATGGAAATAAAATGACAAGAGTCACAGGAGACAATTACGAGGTCATTGCTGGTTCTGATTATGTCAATGTAAAAGGAACTGTCAATCTTACAATAGATGGAAATTGTAACACATACATAAAAGGTAATTATAATGTTCAGATAGACGGAAATAAATCTGAAAGAATTGGTGGTACTTACAAACAATCTGTGGCAGGTGATGCAAATGAAACTTTTAGTTCTACTTACAAAGCTGAGTATAAAGGATTAAATGAATTTAAACATACTGGTGATTGGAAAGAATTTAAAGGTGCGAACTTTTATGCTAGACATGATTCAGGTACTGACTTCAGTTGTCCAAGTGACCCACCAAGAACAAGTGGTGAAGATTGCACTGACTTGAACACTCCAGAAACCCCATAGGAGATTATCATGGCTAAAGGAAGAAAACAAACAACTGTTCACATACACGAACCTACTATTAAAGGAACTTCTATTGGTAGAAAACCAATTACTTCTACAATGAATAAAAGTAAAAAGAGAAGTTTTAAAAAGTATAGAGGACAAGGTCGTTAATGTGTTATAAATAATTGACATAGGAGAATAAAATGGCTACAGGCAATTTAAGATATGATGCAAGTTTGACGAATGAAAAACGAAGTGTCAAAATCTTTAAAGATTTAAACTTAAATTTCAATGCCAATGCTGTTACAAAAGATATAACAAAATTAACTGATGTTGAAGCTATCAAAAGAAGTGTTAAAAACCTAGTACAATTAAATCACTATGAAAAACCATTTCACCCAGAAATTGGTTCTAATGTTCGTGCAACACTATTTGAAAATATGACACCAATTACAGCTGCTGTTCTTACAAGACAGATTGAAGATGTAATTAGAGATTATGAACCAAGAGTGGAGTTATCAAGAGTAGATAGTATTCCAAACATAGATGCAAATCGTTATGATGTAAGAATAGAATTTTTTATTGTTAATGCACCAGGCGAACTAATAGCATTGGATACAATTTTAGAGAGAGTAAGATAATATGGCAACCACAGATAAAAGACTCACAATTACAGAATTAGATTTTGATGATATAAAAACAAACCTTAAAACCTTCATGAGAAATCAAACAGAGTTTACTGATTATGATTTTGAGGGTTCTGGTATGTCAGCTTTATTAGATGTACTTTCTTATAATACACATTACTTAGCAATGAATGGTAATCTACTTGCAAATGAAATGTTTATAGATACTGCATCACTCAGGTCTTCTGTCGTATCTCATGCTAAGACTTTAGGATATACTCCTAGAAGTTCACGAGCCCCAATAGCAAATGTAAATATTACTGTGAACACTTCAAGTGTTGATACTGCAACTCTTGCTAGAGGTGCTAAGTTTACAACAACTGTTGATGATGTTTCTTATACTTTTGTTATTGCAACAGACATTACTCAAACAAGAGTTAGTGGAAGTTTAGTATTTTCAAACTTACCTTTGTATGAAGGAACTTTAATTACAACACGATACACAGTTGATACAGGAAATGTAGACCAAAGATTTATTATTCCAGATGCTAATGCTGATACCACAACACTTACAGTTCAAGTTCAAAACTCATCTTCAGATTCTACAACTACAACTTATACTCTTGCAACAGATATAACTCAAGTATCAGGTACTGCTGATAATTACTTTTTACAAGAAGTTGAGAATGGTCAATTTGAAGTTTACTTTGGTGATGGCGTAATCGGTAAAGCTGTATCAGATAACAATATTGTTATACTACAATATGTTGTTACAAATAAAGAAGCTGCAAATGGAGCATCAACTTTTACTCCACCATCTTCTATTGGTGATTCTTCTGACAATACTGTAACTACTATTACAAGTGCAGTCGGTGGAGCAGAACCTGAATCAATTCAAAGTATTAAATTTAATGCACCATTAGATTATTCAAGTCAAGGTCGTGCAGTTACTTCAAATGATTTTAAAACAATTATACCGACACTATTTGCAAATACACAATCAGTTCAAGTATGGGGTGGTGAAGATAATGACCCAGCTGTTTATGGAAAAGTTTTTGCTTCTATTAAAACAACAACTGGTTCTAATTTAACATCAACTCAAAAAACAAGTTTAGAAACATCATTGAAAGCTTTTACAGTAGGTTCTATTAGAACAGAAATTGTAGACCCAGAAACAATTAAATTAAGATTGGTTGTTAATTACAAATATAACTCTACTGCAACTACAAAATCATTAAGTGATATTTCTGCTTTAGTAACAACTACACTTACAAATTACAATACAAATAATTTACAAGTATTTAATCAACCATTTAGATTCTCAGAACTTATTGGACAAATAGATGATACAGATTCTTCAATCGTATCAAACATTACTACTGTTCAAATGTCAAAAGAACTTACACCAACTTTAAATACAGCAACAGCTTATACAATTAATTTTAAAAATGCATTTTATAATCCTCATAGTGGACACAATTCTACTGATGGTGGTGTTATATCATCTACTGGTTTCTTTTTATCAGGTAGTACAAATGAGCAATTTTTTGGAGATGATGGGCAAGGTAATTTAATTACATACTCTCTTTCTGGTACAACAAAAATAACTTCTAATTCTAATTTTGGTACTGTTGATTATGATATAGGAAAAATTGTTATTTCATCAGCAAACATAACTTCAATATCAAATGTTGATGGTGCAAGTTCATCAATAATTAGAATTGTTGCAAGCCCAAGTTCTTATGATATTGTACCATTAAGAAATGATATTTTAGAAATTGATTTAACAAATTCATCTATAACTGGTGCAGTTGATGCAATTACTTCAAGTGCAGGTTCAACTACAACTTCATCATCTTCTTCTGTTACTACGGCTGCAACTACAACCACTTATGTAAGTTCATCTAGTACATCAAGTGGTTACTAATGTCCTCTTCAATATTTGATAAAAAACTTTCACCAATACTAAGTGATGTACTGCCAGAATTTATTAAAGCAGACCACCCTAAATTTATTAAATTTCTTTCAGATTATTTTAAGTATCTTGAGTCAGCACAACTTACAATTTCTGGTGAAGTTAATTATGTAATACAAGAAACAACTTCTGTCAATTATATACTAAATGAAAATGGTGATGAAAATGTTGTATTAGAAGATTCAACAACAAAATTTACTGTTGGAGAAACAATTACAGGTTCTACATCTAGTGCAACTGCAACAATATTAGTAGATGACTTTGACGATAATCAAAAACTTTATATTACATCAAATCAAAAATTTATAACAGGTGAAACAGTTACTGGAGGTACATCTAGTTCTACTGCTACTGTTTCTCAATATCGTGCGAACCCTATTCAAACAATTCAACAACTTTTAGAATATGCAAATGTTGATAATACAATACATGATTTCTTAGATGAGTTTAGAAACTCTTTTATGGAAGCAATTCCAAATACTCTTGCTGATGGAATATCAAAAAGAAAATTAATTAAAAGTATTAAAGATTTATATACTGCAAAAGGTACAGAAAAAGGTCATGAACTTTTCTTTAGAATGTTATTTGACCAAGAGGCAGAACTTTTTTATCCTAGAGATAATATGCTTAAACCTTCTGATAGTACATTTGGAAATAAAAGTTTTATAAGAGTAGTAGAAAATGCTAATTCTGATTTTAGTGAATTAATAAATGAAAAGATAACAGGTGGAACAAGTAATGCATCAATTACTGTTGAAAATGTTACAAGGTTTACTGAAGCAGGTGTACAATATTCACAACTAGAAGTTTCTGCAGAATCATTATCTGGAACATTTATATCAGGTGAAACAGTTACAGGTACATCAACTGTTACCGATACAACTTTAGGTGCTGTTCTTTCTGAACTAATGATTGGTGGTACAATTACAAATGCTGGTACATTATATTCTATCGGAGATTCTATTACAATCACTGGTGGTAACTCTGGTGCAGAATTAGTTGTTAAAGAATTAACTAAAGGGCAAATAGACGAAATTATAATTGATGATGCTGGAACAGGACATACCTCTGGCCAAAGTTTATCAATAGACAATAGTAATACAAATGGTTCTGGACTTGCTGCTGAGATTCATATCGTAGGTGGTGCTCTTGCAGCTGAATCATTTACAGACCCAGCAGATGTCATTACAGAAGATAGAGAAACCGTTCAAGTTAATCATGTAGATAATTTTGAGTTACAAGATGCGACTGTCAATAATGCATATATTGTTTTAGATACAGATGCAGATTCTGGTGATAATATTTTATTTGAAGATGATAGTGGTATCTTACTACAAGAATTAAGTGCTGTTGACTATGCAAGACAACAATCACAATCAACAGATTTATCTGGTGATATAATATTAGAGAGTGGTTTTCAACTTTTAAGAGATACAGACTTTGATGAATTATCTTTAAGTCTAGAACAAAACTATGATACAGAATATATTGTAAATGAATCTGATGAGTTTATAGAATTAGAAACTGGAACATTTACTTCTAGTGTTCAAGGTTCAATTCAAAGAATTAAAATAACAAACAAAGGAAATGGTTATACATCATTACCAACAATTACAAGTAGTGGAAGTGGAGCTATCTTAACACCAAAATCAACTTTAGCTGGTGGTGTGGCTGAATTAGAAGTAAGAAGTTTTGGTGCAACATATGACACAGATGACACACTTACATTTAACAATAATATTTTATTAAAAGATGTTTCTTTATCCTTTACAACATCTGAAGGATTTACTGAATTTGATGGAACAGTTGTTTCTTTTGACTCAACTAAAAAAATATTAGTTGTTAGTGCTACAAATACTTTTGATGAGGGTGATGTTTTAGTTGGTACAACTTCTGGTGCAACAGGAACTGTTGTGCAGAATGAAAGAGCAACGGCAACAATTTCTACTGGTGTTGTTGGACAACTTTCTGGTGTCAATGACGATACTAAAGGTTTTATATCTGTTGATGAAATGAGAATTCAAGACTCTTACTATTATCAAGATTTTTCTTATGTTGTTAAAATCGGGGAAGGAATTAATAGTTGGAGAAATAGTATTAAAAAAGCTACACACCCAGCTGGATTTCAAGTTTTTGGTCAAGTTACTTTAAGTTCTTTAGTTAGTGCTCAAATGGGTACACCAACTGGTACAGGTATTGCTGGATTTGTGGGTGATACAGAAACATTCTCACCAACTCTTGCTTCTACATTCCAAAACATCTTTACAACGATTATTGCTAGAAGACTAGGAACAACAACAGATGGTACAGAGTTAAATGAAAAGCCAAATATAGGATATACTGAACAACCACAAGATACTACTCAATTAGATAATATTGTTTTAGATGGTACTGATTCAAGTTCAAGTAATTCTGGTGATGATTTAGTTTTAGATGGTACAGATTCTAGTTCAAATAATTCTGGTGATAATATTGTATTAGAAGAACAAACATTACATGAACAAGATGGGTTGTTATTAGAAACTGTTGATGGTGATTCAAATTCATATATTCTTTTAGATGCATCAGGTCTTGGCCCAAATAATTTTTCTCTTAATGCTGGTGAAAAATTAATTCAAGAAGATGGTTCTGGTGATATTGATAATGTAGAAATACTTAGACCACCAAAGAATAAAAGAGAAGTAACACTTACAAGTTTTGTAACAGTTAGATTAGATGGAACAAGAGGTTCTAATGTAACAGGTCCGTTCTTACAGAATTTAAATTTATATGGATTTATGGAACCAGGGTTTCTTGGAGATGACGAAAACATTGATTCATATTATACACTTGAACAATTTAGTTCTTTTACATTTAACGATTTAGATTTTGGTACGACTCTTACTTTAGAGAATGACGATTCTGGGGATTTCATTAGTTTAAATTCATCGGCTGCAGGTGGTATTGATGAAAACGATTATATTGTTTTAGAAGACTTTAGTTCTGATTATTCAGTACTTGCAGGTGTATCTCAAAACGGAAGAATTGTAAACGAAGATAACCCTGGTAATATGATATTACTTGATGGTATTGATGCAGCATCTTCAGACCAGAATGAAAAAGTTTTAGTAGAAGCTTCTGTTGTAGATAATTTTCCATTTACAACTAAGATTGAAGTTCCACCAAGAGGTGAAATAAGAATTACTACTACTGCAAGATTTAATCAATTTGATAATGACTTTGTATCATTTGATAATATTGAACAAACATTTGATGAGGCC